CATGCCGTAGTACGCTATTCCTGATGCGTCTGCCATAAGGATGATTTCATCTTTGTTCATTCAGTATATCCCGTTCCAACACTACTACCGCAGCGTCAATTTCCTGAAATAAATAGTCGGGCAGTTGCGCTTTGTTGATGGACATTGCGCTCTCTATTGCCGACAGTAAGCGTAGGATTTTCAACATTTCTTGCTTAGTCATTTCTTCCCCTCAATCAAGTCAATCAGATCAACATAGACAATCTCCATGCCGTATGCAATGTCTTGGTCTTTATCGCTACCTTGATAGCGCCTAACGATTCGGTCGTTGAGTTCGTTTAGGAACTCTCTCAGTTGTGGCAGGGCAAACTCACTGACGTAGCCCTGCGTGTCATCGTCATCGTCCCACTTTGCTTCGAACGCAATCCTTATAGCATCGTCCACTTTGCGATGGAACGCCGCTCGGCGCTTGGCTTCTGCTTCGATCCTTTTGAACTCATCATCCTCTGAGTTCATAGCATCCCCCAAATAAAGCCAGTTACGCCAGCAAGAAAAGTAATTGTTATCAACACTAGAAAAATTATAGTTACCAAATGCATAATTTCATCAATCATGTTGTAGTCGTCATCGTCATTCATAATGTCACCTTTTTGGTCTTAAATCCCCTATGCGTGTAGCACTGCACTGACCCATCTGCCAGTAACTTCCATCCAGCGTTCTCACCACACAGTGTTTGTATTGCTTTCTCAAGTGTCTCTCGATCTATTTGCTCTGCTTTGTTTGCACGATAGGTAGCAGCAGCATCTTGTGCTGCTTCTATTTCAGAGGGCCAATCCAACATGTAGCTAGTAGACAAGATTCCTGCTATTAGTAACACGAGCAATAAGTTTTTCATTGCTTTACAAACACTCCGTTTGGTAGTAAACTACCCTTGCGATTTTTGATTTGCAGGTATGCCACTTCAAGGCAGTCAGTGAGATTGATGTCTAACAGGGCACACATATTGATCAAACAGACTACCGTATCCCCAATAGCATCTTTGATGTCATTGGGGTTTTTTTTGAGTAAAGCATCTGCCAGTTCACCCATCTCTGAAATTGCTTTCATGTATTGAGCTTCTGGGGTAGAGTTGGGAATTATTTTTCTAGCTTCAGCCCATTGAATAACATGTAACTCTAGATCAACAAAGGTCATTTGTTTTCTCCAAGATTTGTTGGTTCTATTTCTACTACATCCAATTTTGTAATAAGCAAACCCTCTGAAGCTAGGTGAGTACTTAGGTAATACTTGAGTGCGTTCCACCAAGTATTACTAAAAACTAATCCTGCTATCTTACGTTGAGAGGTTAAAAAATTATCTTGTTGGTGACAAGTAATGGTAATTTTAAAAGTTTGTTTTGGTTCAATACTCATATGTGTTTCTTAATGTATTCTGTCCAAGTATTTGTGTCTGCAAAAACACAGGCTTCTAACTCTTTTTTCTTTGCCCATTCCAAGTAGGTAGTACTACTTCTTTTAGAAAGTTTTTGATCCCTATAAAGTACATACAAAATTTGTATTTCTGGATGTTGTTCTTTAATAAACAAAGCTTTTTTTCTGTCTACTGCTGCCCATAAACCCTTGGTTTCTATGTAGACGTTCTTAGTAACAGTAAAGTCAGGTGTATAAGTATGGTTGCTTTCAGGCACAACATACTTAATCCTATCTTTTTCATATAAAAGTTTCCAACCTTTTGCTTCGCAAGCAGTTTGAAACCTTTCTTCTAAACCGCTTTTATAAATGTTGCTATTGTGTCTGTTTGGTTTTGCCATTGTTATTGTTCCGTAATTCCCCCTTTCGGGGGAAGTACGAGTGTTGTTGTTGCCTCGCTCCGCGAGGTTGTTGTTGGTTGTGGCGGTTCCCAACTATCGTTGGGTTTTTGCCAGATATAAAGTAGTTTCATGTTAAGGTGGTATCTACTGTCATCGTTATAGAGTGCTCTACAAGCTTCGTAGTATTCATCTGGAAACAGTTCTGAAAGGGCTTTCTCTGCTTTAATTGGTCCAATACCTGAAACTCCAAAGATGTTGTCGCTTCTATCTCCAACCAAGCTTTGTATATACAAAGTTTTGAGTCCTTGATCATGAGTTACTTCTTGTGCTATTTTTTTAACAAAGTTATAGTGTTTTCCTGGTATTTGTAGTAAGTCCTTGTCTATGCTGCAGATAGTAGTGTTACCATTTTCTTTGTCTTGGTCTATACCCAACTGATCATCAGCCTCAAACCCTTCACAAATAAAAGCTTTGTGTTGTGTTACTAGGAACTCACGTACTGCTTTCCAATGCTGTGGTCTAGTGTCTGGTCTATTGGCTTTGTATTCGCTTGATAGCTCCCTTCTAAAGTTGCTACCTCCTGTAAGATAAACGCTATAGCAATCGGATGCTGTGTCAGCAAGAATGTCTTGGATCATCTGGTCAGCCCTTGCTAGAGCTACCCATTGCTCCTCTTTTTCTGCTGAAGCAGCAGCCCTATAGACTACGATATCACCATCTATAAGTGCCTTCACACTTTAACCCTATAAAACAAAGCAAGCAATTGGAGGGTAGTTGCTGTAGGCATTTGAGTTTTCCAGTAGTCATAGAAACTAGCAAGCTCTAACAAGTTTACTGTTAAAAGACTCATTGGTTGTTCTATTGTTGTTGTAGTTTCTAGTTTAGCAATCAAGTCTCCTACGTAGGTGTTCATTGGTTGCTGTATTGCTTTAACGATCTTTTTAGGACGACCTGGACCACGTTTAATTTCTGTTGTCATAATGTTTCTTTCTTTAAAAATATATCTCTAACTGTTTCCACTCTTTAGGTGTTTTGTCTTCATCTTTTTGATGTCGTTCTTTAAGTACGGCCTCAATAAACAAACAAAAAGTTTTTAATTGTTTTGTGTTTTGTTTACGAAGCCAACTTTTAACCTCATCAACTTGGGTCTTTTGCTTCTTCATTGTCTTCTTTTATTGCTTCTGCAAGATCAATGTCTCCTGCTGTATAAGCTTCAAACTTACGAGCAAAAGAAATTACTAGGTCAAGGGTAGATATTTCTAAGTCAAAAGGTTTTCCACCACGAGCAGCAACATACAAGTCTGTAGCTCTAGCCAAAGCATTTTGTCTAACAATGGCACGATCTCCATGCAAGGCAGGAATAGGAAACACTTTTTCTTTATAAGAACTACCACTACTATAAGACCTAGTAGGCAATACAGTTGGAGCAGCAACAGTGGGAACACCACTAGGAGCAGAAGTTGTTTTACTAATAATATTCACTGCTTTAGTTTCTAGTCCATAGGTTCCAGTACTAGCATCAAAATCAACTGTATAACCTACCGCAATGTTGGGGTTTTTAAACCCACACTTAATCCAAGCTCCTCCTACTTTAAAAGAATAGGTGGGTTTTACACCAAACTTAGTAGAGACTTCTTTTATAGCAGTCTCTTCTACAATACCATTCATCATTGCCATATTACATTTCTTCCATGTTAAACCAATTTGTACCGAACGATGCTCCTGCATTGAGCTTTAGAGCCAACGGCGTATTAAAAACCTTGTAAAAGTATTTGTCTGTGTCTTTTAAAGTGTCTGTTACCTCCAAAATAAATTGAACAATTGATCCTCTCTTCACATCAAACACAAGAGAATCGTGGATGGTGTTAACCATTTTTACATCTTCTCTGTTTTTGAATTTGTCAAAGATAACTCCCAACATCATTGGGACAATATCTCCTGTAGCTAATCCTTGAATAGGATAGTTCTTTAATTCTGTAGGACTAAAGTTGTATGTTCTTGAAGACCAAGAAGCATCATTGTAGTATTCTGTAAATACAAACCTTCTTCCTGTTTCTGTTTTCCAAACACAAGTCCTATATTTATCAATTAAACCCTCTTTGTTTGTTAAGTAAGTAGAACAAGCTTCTACATCTTTTAGAAAGTTATTGTGCCAAGTTGCTACTGAAGGATACCTAGTATAAAAAACATCAATAAACTTTTTAGCTTCTTCTAAACTACAACCTGCTTGTTTACTAATAGCTTTAGCACCTGCACCATAGATGAGTTGAAATGTTCTACCTTTAAATGGTTTTCTTTCTTCTTTTGTAGGCATCCTTCCAAACATTGCGTTATATAAAGCACTATGAATATCTATACCACTTGTTATGTCTGCTATTAGTCGCATGTCCTTAGTAACATGAGCTAGAGCAACTACTTCTAACTGATTAAAGTCAACCTCAACAAGTAAACCACCTTCATATCTTGAAGTAAAGATTTGTTTAATGGGATTGTTGCTTATGTTTTGTAGGTTAGGATTTGTAGATGATAGTCTTCCTGTTACTGTTGCTGTGTGGTTTAGTTTGCCATGAATAAAGTTTCCAATAGTGTGATTGCCTAATCCTTTTACATAAGTAGATAATTGTTTAGATAGTTCTCTATACTCCAATAGCTTTTTAATAAGTTTTACAGTCTTAGAATCATGAGTATGGTCTAACATATTAGTAAGAACAGAATCATCAACAGATACTTGTCCTGTTTTTTCAGATACTTTATCTGGATCAGGAGTATATTTAATATGAGGTTTAATTACAAGTTCTTTATCTACTTGTTTGTATTTAGTATTTCCATTTTTATATGTGCCCACTTCTTCTTTTACTTTTATTTTTTTAGTACCACCAAAGAAAAACTGACTCCATTGTTTAGGGCTGTTAATGTCTTCAACACCTTTTAAAAGAGCACACATTTCTTCTAGGTCTAATTTGCACTCAACAAATTTATTGGCTACTTCTACAGTGTAATCAGCAAACTTAGTTGTATCAATGTGTAAACCATTAAACATCATTTCAGTTGTTGCATGTAATGCTTTCATCTGAGATTGAATTAAGTTTAACTGGCCTTGTTCTACAGCAAGGTCATACTGTAAACGTGCTATTTTTAATGTGTTGTTTAAATCTTGTTTTAAATATGGTAAAAGTTCTTCTTTGGGAATTTTTTCAGAACCCAATCCAGCTTGGAAATACTTTTTAATTTTGTCATCTTTTACAGGTAAATCATATTTAATAGACAGCTCATCTAAACTAGAAAATTTAATACGTTGACCACTGAGGATATACTCTGCTAATTGAGTATCCCAGATACTCATTTTTTGTAAGTATGTTTTAAAGTCTGCACTTTCTTTGTACAAATACATCAAATCAAAAGATATGTTGTGTCCACACAAAATAGCAGTCTCATCATATTTAGAGTTTTTTAGTTTTAAGTTGTGTTCAAATTCTTTAAAGTTTTCAAAGACCATTGGCGCAAAGGGTATGTCTGCCATTCCAAACAATACAATCTTGTTGTCTGGATGCATAGGATGTGCTAGTCCTATTTCTTCATTACCATTAAGTGTTGTCTCAACATCAATGGCTATAAATTTAAGTGTGGTACTCATAAGTTACTCAAATCTTGCTCTAATAGGGTCTATGTTTACTATGTACTGCCCATGACGTTCTGACTCAACTTGCTTTAATCCACCACCAGGAAGTTTGTTCTTAGGAACATTGATTGTTCTGAGCATTTCTTCTTCTGGACTCTTGGGTTCTTTAAATTTGCCTATGGTTACAACTGCATCTGCTTCTCCTGGCTTGTCTGTCTTAGATCCTCTAAGAGCATCCATTCCTATAAACGGTGGGTCTTTCATTTCTACTGCTGATGCAGACAGTTGTGATGCTGCAATTACCGGGCCATAGGTTCTAGCAAGTTCTCTAGCCCACTTGTAGATCTTTCCTAGGGTAATGTCTTCTCTCTCAGCTTCTTTAAATCCACCAACTTTATCAAGCTGATCAAACACAATTAGCCCAGGATTTACTTCTCTAAATAAAGTTTCTAAGTCTCTTACATGGTTAGTGTCTTTAGTTACACGTATCATGTTCTTATTTCCCCCCATTAGGGCTTCATATGATGTCATCGCTCTTTTTGAGTCAGCAATAATTGTCTTAGACTCTTGTCCTAAAGCAGCTTGAACAATACGAAAGAACACTACAGAAGACTCTTCTTCGTTGTTTACCCAGACTACAGGGCGATCTTTGGGTAGTTGCTGGGCAATGTAGCTAACCTCGCTGGCAAGAAACGTAGTCTTTCCAACTTCTACCCTAGCAGCCACAATGATAAAGTTACCCAACCTAAGTGGTCCCAAAGACCTGTTAAGCACATCCAAGCGCCACTCATAGCCACTACTGCTTATCCTGTCTGCAATACTAGAGAGATCAGCACTGACAAATAGCTCATCTTTTTCAATATAACGCTCGACTCTTTTGAGAGCATCAGTTGCTAAAATATGTACGTGTTCTAAGTCACTTGAACCATCCCTAACCTTTTCACATTCTTCCATGATTAGAGCAAGGTAATCTAGCTCAATAAGAGTTTTAATTACTTCTTCATGTGCATGGTGTGGTACAAAATCCTTTGCTTTTGTTATGGTCATTCTCAACTTAACAAGCGCATCATCTGTCAATCTTTTGCTTTGATCTGCTATTAAAAATGCAGAAAAAGATTCCCAGTTAAAACTTGTGATTGAAGGAAATGTCTTGTAGTATTTGTCCATACCATCAAGAATAATATTGGTTTCTTTGACAACTACATGGGGCTTTATGTAGCGTCTATATTTTTGAAGGTTTTCTTTACTTTGGGAGCAAAGATAAATGCAGTCATAGTCCACTATGTTCCTTTGTTTAGCAACTGCTTATTCCTCAAGCAGTTTAAGTAATTCTTTTGGAGAACATTCTTTAGGTTCTTTATTGAAATTAAGAATAGCAATACAAACATTTTTAGAAAGAAAGTAAGTTAGTTTTTTGTAAGTTTTTTCTGCTCCTATGTTTCCCGCTTCATCAGGATCAAGCCAGATAAATACATGTGTAAAGTTAAGATCATAAATCTCTCGCAGTGTTTTATCTGAAAGAGTTGTTCTGAGTAATGCAACAGAACTAAACTTGGTATCTTTATTAATTCTATAAGCACTCAAGTAATCTTCTGTTATAACCAAGGTTTTGTTTTGGTTATAAAACCAAGCTGCATCTCCTGTGTTTGAGTTGCTATAGTAGTAAGTTAGATATTTGGGTACTGCTCCTTTAGTTAGGTTTCTTATTTGTAAACCAGTAAGATTGTTTTCACAGTCATACAAACTGAGAGCAACTTTATTTTGTTCTCCTACGATACCATCAAAGTTTTTATGTGCTGGATCACAGTAGTACTTACATAACCAGATTTTGCCTTCAATAGATAGCTCAGTAACATTTGGTTTAGCATTAACTTTTGTCTTAGCATTTGTCTTAAAAAGCCAACCAGACAGCCTGTTTTCTAGGTCTGTAGCGTACCCAGACTCACCACAATGGTGGCAATAAGCAATCAAACCAGTTTGAGTACGCTTAATATACAACCTACGTTTAGTATCTTGACCAAAAGAACAGTTGGTGTGGTTGACATGCAACTGTTGCCCTATGTTATTAGGAGCGTTTTCTAGTATGAACTTACGGTCTATCACTAGTTTCTTTCTCAAAGCTCAAAATAAATAGCCCTCCATTACTATGGAAGGCTATGTGGTTTTGTAGTTTTAACTTATATCTTTGCCGTAGATTTTTATAAATAATTCGTCAGCTACTTTTCTTTGTGTGTCGTTGAGTTTGTTTAGGTAAACAACAGTAAATGCTTTGCGTAAAGAACAGCCAAAGGATAGTTTTTTACAGATGTTAAATAAAGACCTGGGAGAAATTGTCAAGTTAAACTGTCCTGCAACGTACCCCTGCCTAATAAGGTTGGCAAGTTTAACAAGTTCTTTGGTTGTTTTTTCAGTGATGATCTCTCCCCACTTGTTTAACAGCATCTTTTCTTCGATGTTTGGAGGAAGGTATCCAATGTAGATTGCTGTTCCAAACCGATCCAAGGTAGCACTGTTCTGAACATTTGTCCCTGCATGTGCTCCTGTGTCATCACCTTGCCCTTGTGTATTACCAATAGCAACAAGCCTAAAATGCTCGTGAGGCACGATTTGCTTGTCAGTGGTACTACCTGGCATCTCCTTCAAGAAAAGCTTGCCATCGTCTTCTAAGAGCCATTGCAGACCCATTGCAATTTCAGGAGGAGTAACGTCCCATTCATCCCAAGCAAAGACAGCCCCATGCTTAACAGCTTCTGTTACAGAACCATCTACCCACACTGTTGTCCCATCTTTAGCTGTTAGCTGTCCAAAGATCATAGAAGAATCCATGTCTCCAGTACAGTTTATACGGATAAATGGACGCTTGGTACGGGCACAAAGCTGCTCGATAAGACTAGATTTACCAGACCCAGTAGGTCCAAAACACAAGACTTTTTCATTAAGTTCCCAAGCTCTGAGAATGTTGCTTGCATGTTCTCTGTCAAGAACATAGTTGTTATCAACTGTTGGAATAAAAGAACTAATTGTTTTATCCCATTCATAGTCATTGAAAACAGTAACACCAAAGTCTTCATCTTCAACAAGAGATTTGTCATTAATAACATCTGACAAACGTACTTGACCTACTCCTAAAATGCTCTTACTAAAATCTAAGGATACTTTAGGGCACATTGCTTCTAAAATAGTTTCCATAGTTTCTGTAGCAGGAACAACACCAAGAGCAGCTACTTTGCGCTTGTCCATTGCTTCTTTCAAAGCCTTTTTAACTAAGTCTTCAACTTTTTCACTAGACATTTAAAACCTTACTTTCTATGAGAGAGATCAACTTGCTTGGAATTTCATTTGGGTCATTAATAACACTGTTTGCTTTGTAATAATCACAAACAGATTTACTACACAAACCCAAACCATAGATACTTACTTTCTTTGCTGCCTCTATTTCTTTAATAACTTTTAAAGTAAATCTTTCTAAGCCAAAAGAACTTTTAGAAGCTGCAGGGCTGCCATCAGACATAACTATTAGTATTCTTTTCTTTTCCTTTCTTTTTAATAACCTATCATATGCCCACAAAATGTTTTCACCATCTGGATTACCTGACATAAAATTACTACTTGTAGCAAAATACTTTGTCAAGTCTTCGGTACTTACTTTAAGATTTGAAAAGCTTTTATAGATAAACATCATTGGTGATACATCTGATTTTGGATCTCTACCATCTGTAAAACCTAGTATTTCTATTGGTACAGTTAGAGTGGAACAAACCTCATTGAGAAGTAATGCTGAAGCTAATGCGTTGTAGGCTTTGAGTCCTCCCATTGAACCTGACATATCAATCAACACAGTAATTGCAACATCAAGTGTCTTATTCTCAATTTTTGTTTTAAAGATTTTGTCACTAAAACCTGGAGCATTAAAACAAATTCTAGACAGTTTTGATTGGTCTAGTTTTCCTTTCTTTGTTCCATATTGAGTTTGTACTTTAGCTCTAATTTGAATTAGCTTTCTAACTTGTTGTGCAAAATTTTCTTGGGTAACTAACTTAGACTCCACTTCAAATTTATACCCCTTGAGAAATTTATTATTGTTAATAGTATTAAAATAAACATCTGGACCAAGTTTATTTGGATAATCAATAACAATAAATTTGTTGTAGTCTGTAACATCCCAATTTACTACACTAGAAAGATCAACAGGTTTAAAGTTGATACCAATCTTGCCCATCTCATCGCCTTCTTCAGGCATAGTCAAAGAAAAATTATCGAGGTCTTCTTTGGTAAGAACAATCTCTAAGATTTGATATTCTTCTTCTTTTAACCGTTCTTTTTTCTTGGAACTGTCTAAATCACCAGTTTTAATACCATCTTTTGTACTTTCTTTTGGTATTTCTTCATCTTTATCATCTTCATAGTCCACGCTAGACGACTTACCTTCCACTTCACTGAGCATTGGTTTATTTTTAGTATCATCTGTAACCTCCACTTTTACAGGTTTTTCTTTAAACGTACATTTTTTTCCTATTTCTGTAAGAATATCAAAAGCTAATTGATATGTTGTTTCAGTACCTAGTCTTTTCTCAAGTATTTTATGACAAGCAATAAGACGATCACTGTAGTTATTAAGAACATTTGTTATGTTTTTGTCTGGTATTGTTGTGTTAGTACTCAGTTCTATACTAGGAAAGAAAGAGCTTGACAGTTTAGTTTCCCAGCATAGTAATGCTACAGTTACTTTTGAAACAGGACTATTTTCTTTCTTGGCTTTGTTTAGAATAACAGGTATTATTTTTGAGGTAGTTTCATCGTAGTTGTTTTTAAAACCTATATACTCTCTTGCTTCAATAGCATTAACTCTAGAATCTTCTAGAAAATTCCAGACAAAAGCTAATATGTTATTAGCAAGAACTTTCTTTTCTTTTAATACTTCAAAACAACTAAATCTATCGTGAGCAACTTCATGGTCTACAGATGCCATAAGTTCTTTTAGTTGGTCTTCAGTAGTTTTGTAAGTAATTTTAGGCAGATAGATTGTTTTACCATCATGCCTAGGTCTATTTTCTTCTTCAAATACTACAGCAAGGCCAGATCTACCAGCACTTGCTCGTATGTATTTCATTACCTCAATAGCTTGAGTAAGCATTAAACACTCATTAAAAAGTTATGAACTTCTTTATGGATAACACCTTTATCTAAGTGTTCTGGAACATTGCTTAATAGTCTACAAATACGGGCTACATATTCAACTTCAGTCACTGTTTCTTTGGTGTCTGTTTTCAAATCTTTAATTTTATTTTGAAGAAATGTTTTACCATGAAACTTTCCATTGTCATCAATTAGTGTGATACCCAGCTTCAAAGCTCCAAGTACTACACTCTTACCTGATCTCCAAGGACCAGGCATAGATGTAATTTCAAAGTCTTTCTTGATCAGCTTCTCAGTCTCCCGTAGTTCTTTAGCAAATGTTTCTAAAGTAGCATGTGTGTATGCTACGTTAATCATTTTTTCATAAGTACTGGTAGCTGATGCATCTGAAACTAAGCTTTCAGTTGCTGCTGTGTACAACGTCGATGGTGTATCCATGTTTTCTCCAAAACGGGCACGATTACCCTACATATCTCACTGTAAACAATGAGATATATAAGTCTTTTATTGCCAAGCAAGTGTGTGTCTAGGCCACAGGAACATACTGCTTTTCTTAGCTCCCAACTCTACTAACTCATTCTCTGTCCACAGTTTCATAGGACTATCGTTGCTAAACCCTGGTGTGACATAGCACGGCAAGGTGTAGTGTGGTAACAATGTTATGCCATTTAGCACATAAACTGTTTGTTCTGTTTTTTCCATAGTTTCTGCTCTCATAATATCTTTCATTTGTCAAACTCACTCATTTCACCATCATAAAACCAATTAAGGTACGTATATATTCCATGCATAAAACTATTGTCTGTCTCGTTTGTTTCTTCTAATCCTGCTTCTTCCAAAGTAATTTTTTCTACTTTTGGAGAATCTTCCCAATTCATCTCATCAACAAGATCTAATTGATTACAGATGTCCGATGTTTTCACAATAATAACTCCTATATTAAGTTAAATAAACTAAGGGCGAAGCCTCACGGCCCCCCCTTTAAGGGGCCGGGAGGTTAGCCCCTTTGTAAGCAAGCACCGACCCTAGCGGCCCGTATGCCAAACCGCTTGGCGGTTGGCATCTCGGGTTGCTGGGAGGGGCGCTATTAGTCTCCACCAAAGATCTCATCTTGACAAGGTTGGCAGATACCACTGATACCATATTCTTTTTCTGAAATATGATTACGAAAGCCTAAGTTATTAACTTTCTTTTTGCAGTTAACACACAAGCCAGCATTGAGCCATGCTTTTGTTCCTGGGAACATATGCTCTAGTGCGTCCACCATCTCTGGTGATTTGTTAGACATAGGTGTTTTCATTTTATTACTCCATGCGCTCAACAAGATAGCCTTCTTCTTTGTAAACCAAGGCTTCTTCAACTGGTACGTTTTCAATCCAACGATTGAACTGGTGTAAAAATATGCGGAACATGATAGTCTTTCTGGGGCCGAAGCCCCGTTGTGTTTATTCGGCGTTAAAAGAAACTTGTTCGGGGTTCATGGTCTTAACCACAGCAAAGCCAATAGTCTCGCTGTAACCAGCGGCCTTGGCAGCATCAAGCGCCTTCCAAGAGGCATCAGCGTAAAACCACTTAGCAGTTTTGGGGTCGCCACCCTCAACAATTAAAAATGCTTTCATACAGTTGTCCTTTTAGGATTGAGTTGCTTTAACTCTTCTACATTGCTAATGTGCATGTAACTGCTTTTATTGATGGGTGCTATGGTGTGTTGCACCTTACGTGCCAGGACTTCACCACAGGCCATACAGGTAGGTCTAAACGCCTTTGACCTGTGTGGCTCTACTCTTACTGCGTAACAAGACATGCAGATGGGAAGATAGTTTTCGTTCATGTGTTCCTACCGTTCCTACCTATTCAATCAAATTAGAAGCAATACCAACAGTCCCTGAAACTAATGCCAGGAACGCAAAGACATCAATTAGAAACTCACTTTGTAAGTAATCATGTTGAAACATAATTACAGACAAACCCATGCCTACAAAACAAGTAAATGCTATAAACGATGAAAGTTTTAATATCACAATATTCTCCTATTAATAAATAGTACGTCTGCTATCCCATTTGTCCACAATTGGAGTAGAGAAGCTGTTACTAGGAACAAACTCTTCTAAGCCAATAAACATGTTCCACTCTTCCTTGCTAAGAATGTCTATGTCCTGATCGAGTAGCATCTCTACTACTCTATCCATAGAGGTTTCAATCAACGAGCTATGTCTTACCCCGAGATCAAACTCGAAGTCAGTAATGCCGCCATCAGTTGCTTTGCGAATGACAGCATTGTTGTTGAGAAGAAGTGCGTGGTACATGAATGTATCTCCAAGAAAGAGTATGAACATAAAAAAAGGTAGTAGCTGTTAACTACTACCTTTTATCAACGCACTATCAAGAAATCTTGCGTGCCGCTGCGTCATCCTTGAGGAGAGAGCGAAGAATCTTGATATCAGTGAAGATGTCCCGAACCGCTTGTGAACGAGGATTGTCAAACTTTTCCATGCTCCAGAGAGCATTAGCAATCAGTTGCTGTGCGAGGAAGATCTGCAATCCTGCAGGTTTGCCTTCCGACAGTTTGTTGAAAGCGTTGAAGTCGAAGTCGTTTTGCTGTGCCATTTGAAGCTCCTTGGTTGGTTAATGAGGAGGGAGGTAATTCGCCCCCCTCACAGGAGCCGGACGTGAAGGCAAGCCCCGAAGGGGCGTAGTCGCCGAAGGCGATTGCCAATGCAGAAAAGCGAAGCGGTCCATGCCATAAAGGAGCGAAGCGACGACTGGCGTGGTTTCTGCAAAGTGAACGGAGCGAAGCGGAGAGAGCGGTGGCAACCTGAACAAGAGGCGGGGGGGCGTATTATCGGAACCTTATTAGCTTGAAAAGGACGAATGGTTGTGTAAGAAAGGATGGAAAGAAGTGGGAATGTAAGAGGAAAGAACTGTGAGATTAGATGTGGTGTCTTAGAGCCACGATGATGGTGTACCTAGGGGTTGGTATCAAACAATGTTTATCGTCGAAGGAAGGGCTGTTTAAACAGGTCCTAGAGGCATTGAGGATGTATGAAGGAGAAGAGGAATGAGGTTGGTAAAAAGTGAGGTAAGTTATTGATTGGTAAGTGGTTGCATAAACCACCTTAAATGTATATACAGTATATACCTACTTGTTGTAC